CTTGTTAATCGGGCTTGGGGGTCGGAGGCAGCGGCCGACCTTTCCGGATGAACCACGATCCGCCGGGCGTCCTTGTGCAAAAAGAGCGGATACCGGTGGTTATAACGGTGATCAGCAAGCGGAAGAGAAGACAAGGGCGGAATGGATGTATCCTGCAGGGACGGAAACTCATCTTGCTTACCCTGGATGATGCCCCGGAGTTTCCGGGATAGAAAAGAGGACCGGCGATACACGGAAGACCAGCCACAGAACGGGCAAGTTGCTTCAATGGTATCAGCGCCGGTTATCTGCAAGCCGCCACCACATTCCGGGCAGGTCTGGCGGGACAGATTATCTAGAACGTGTTCCGCGCGGTGGGGGTGATTGAGGGGGATATGGTATTGCATGAAATTCTCCATTGCTTAAAAACTCGACACTGGCTCTCGTCGCCAAACTCGTACCAGTGCCGAGCCCCACACACACACCAAGGTGGCGTATGCCTGTATTCAAATAATGCTCACCGGCAGGACTCGAACCTGCATGATTCAGTTAACGGTTTATGTGCAAGAACCTGAATCTCAACGGCCATGGTGTAATCACCAAATTTAGCGTTTACCAATTTCGCCACGGTGAACATTTTTTTAAAGACACTGCCCCTAGATGAAGCCGAGTTGCCAGCACAAGGGACGAAAAATCGGCCGCTAAGCTTGAGGGCACGCTTCCCCGATTTTTCGTTTCAGTAGATCAGTTTTTTTCCTGCTTTGCAGAACAGCAGCAACAGCAGCGCGGCTTTCCGGCCGCCGCGTCGCGGCCGGGTCTGTCTTCCAATCATTTCACCGAGGGAGAAACCAGAGATTCAACCATGCTCTTCGGAATCATGGCGTACCAGTGGCCACCATCGTTATTGACCGGGAAGGGGAACTGCTCTTTAGAATAAACCGTCGATCCCAAAAGAAAGAACGTCCCCCTGCTGGAGGTGGCGAAATTGAGCTTGTACGGCACCTTGACGTCCTCGGCTTTATCGACGGTGAATACAGTCTTGCTATCGTTGGTCGGCTTCAACACCAGGCCGGCGGCGGCAATGGTACTGGCGAAGGAATCAAACACCTTTTCCTTGCGAATGTTGTATTCAATCCAGGATACGGTCTTGTCCCCGGCACCGTTGAGGATGAAACCCCTTCCGGTCTGAGCGGTCACGAATTGGGCCACCTCGGATAGTGGGGCATTGTCGAAATCGACCGAGACCAGGCCGGAAGGTTTTACCTGCACAGGAGCCTGGACCGGTGGCGGTGGTTGCTGAGTGGCGGCCGGCGGCTGCTCCTTTTTTTCCGGACGTGAGCAGCCGGAAAGCGCGATGACCAGGGCAGACATACAGAAGAACGAAGCAACGAAAAGGAAGCTGTTAAGGGCTTTCATGGGGTGTGCTCAAATATAAATAGGGATGAAAATAGGGATAAGGTCGTAAGCGACGCCGCAGGATTCGCAAACAAGGACGGTGCCGAGGTTTTCCTCTGAAAGGATGAAATCAGACCATAATTTACCGTGACAGCGCGGACACATGGAGGCGCAGACAGGACGGAGCGACGGATCTTTGACTATGAGCAATTCAGCCGATAGCCTTTTGTGGGCTGCACTTGTGGGGGGATACAGGTTTTTATCCATAACGGCTTGACCTGATGACGTAGAAATTACTTGAGGTTTCAAGGGGTTTCCTTTTTCCGGTTGGTAAAAACGACACGGCCGCCGCGATCAATGGGCGCGATGGTGGCGAAATGAGCCGAAGGGGTGGGGCTCTTGGCGGTGGTGGCGGTCTGTTTGCCCTTGCGCTGTTCAAATGCCGCCATGGCAGCCTTGGAGCCGAAAAGGTCACCGGTGCCGATGCTCGACTTGCCAAAGAGCATGTAGAGGGTGAAGCAAAAGACAATCGGTATGGCAAAAAACACCGGGTGTTTGAGCACGTTCACATGCTGCATGACACCCAATTCCTTGACGTCCTTGGCCACATAAGACTTGTAGCAAAGGAATACCTTGGGGTTGTAGGTGCGGACCGATTTCTTGAGCGGGTTGCCGTTGGTATCCTCGCCGCCGTAGGCATAGCACATATATTTTTTTTGCACTGCGCCGCCGAAAAAGTTGACCTTGCGAAAAACATACGTCCATTCCAGGAGAGCGCGGACGGCGGAATCGATCCGTTCAACCGCCTGGGAGATCAGCACCACATCAAAGCCGTTGTGTCGGTGGGTTGAGGCCCAGGAGGCAAAGGCGTTGTTCTTGGCGGTTTGCCATTCACGGGAGCCGAATACCTTTTGCACCTCATCGAGCACAATCAGGGAACCCGGCTTGACGTGCATCCAGAAATCCGCAAGCTGATCGTCTTCGAGCCGGTGCAATTGTTTCATCAGGGCCAGGTCGGACAGACCGCAATAGCTCTTGATCATCTCCAGACAGAGCGGGTCAGTGATCCCGTCAATGTTGGTATAAACCACCCTGCCCCACTGGAGGTTGTCGAGGATTTTTTGTACCGCCTCGTAGGTCTTGCCTGAGCCAGGAGTGCCAGCGAAACCGATGATCATGGTTACACCCTGGTGAAAACAGAGGGGATGAGGTTGAGGGTCAACCGGATGAGGTAGGCCGCGCCGAGGATTGCGAAGCACTGGGGCAGGCCAACCGCGTTGATCAACCAAATGAGTTGTTGCGGCAGGTTGGACCAGGTGGCGGCATAGTTGAACAGGATTGATGATAGATCGACAGCCGCAAGGGCGGTTTCCACCACCAGAAACAGGCCGTCCAGGATGGTGAATACCACGAACTGCAACAGGGTAATGAAACCATCAAGAACCCACTTGAACCCTGTTTCAATCCAATGCCAGAAGGAGGAAAGCCAGTTTATAATGACACCGAAGCCGGTCATATCTACCTCTTCATGATGACGGCGCGGATCGACAGGAAGCCGAAACAGGCCAAGAGAACGGTTTTCAGCACAGCAAGGCCGGTGCTCAGGGTTTGAGACAGATCAATGGAATGGTGGCCGAAGGTTTGGCCGCCCTCAATCTCGTAGACAGGCGAACCGCCACCAGGCAGAGAATTGAAGAAGCCGGAAGAAAAGGAGAACAGGCCCGAGGATTTGACCGTGTTCAGAAAAGAAGTGAATCGGGCTGGAATATCATATTCCCCAGGATTGTAAGGTTCTGCAAAGCCAGAGGAAGAAATGGGGTCGTAAGTGTCCTTGATATCTTCAGCTTCTTCCTTCTCCTGCTCTGCTTGTGCTTTGGCAAGCTCATTCTGGATATAGGTATCGCCCTGATACGTTTCGGCCAGGTTGGTAAGGTTGCTGATATATTCCTGATTAGTGTTGTAATTGGTGGTGTTTGCCCAATTATTAATATCTTGCTGCGTTAATGGTGGTGGCAATGTAATAACGTCAGGATGAGATTGTGCAATGTTGTCGAGTGCAGTTTTAATAGCTGGATTAGATGCAAAAGCATTTGCAAGTGCATCAGCTAATTGCTGCATTTGTGGAGCAGTGAGGGATTGAGGAGCGCCCCAAGTGGTTGGCTCACCAGAAATATAGGTGACATTGTAGTTATCGAGATCAGCATATAAATAACTGCCGACAACATGGAGATTGCGAGCCACCAAGTAAACATTAGGTGCGGTAAATTTGGGGAATTGCGCCATCCAAGCTGCTGCGGTAGCTTGGCCGGACGTGGTGTTATACCAGCCGCCTGTTTGACTCGTGTTTACATATTCAAGATGTGCAACTAGACCAGGCTGACATTGCGAATATGCAGTGCTGCAAGCGACATTGGAATTATTATAGCCGCCCTGTGTTGTTGGTTGGCCGGGGAAGGTTTGATTAATGACGTTGTTTAATTCCGGCTTTTGTTGGAGCCAATTATTTGAATAGGCTTTGTAAAGGTCGTAAGCGGAATAAGCAGTATAGCCGAGAGCAAAAGCTGTACCGACATAAGGCAAAGACCTGGAAACGACCAAAGGCAAAGCGAGGCCAGCACCAGCTTGCAGCGGTTTGTTATTGGCAACACTGATGGTTGTCTCAACAATAGCATCAATCAAAGCGGCCCCGGAAGAAGTACCGCCAGAATTGCCGGGAATGCTGGCTATTTTTGGCCCAACATCGGAGGGAGGAATTTTGGATAAAGTATAGGCTTGCGATGAGGTGCAAGAAAAGAGCAACAAGAGCAAAGCTAAAAGGAATGATCGAGGCATTTCGTTACTCTGCATTTGCTGATTTGGATTTGACGGTAGAGACTTCAAAAGCCTCATCCCCGCATTGGCAGCGGTAGCGCTGGGATTCAGGGTTATAACCAGGGCCAACACAGAGGAAACGGAACATGTCGCCCCGGTGCGCGCAGGATTTTTCACAGGCAGAGAGATATTCCCGGCAGGGCTTACCCGGCTCTGGTATCCGGCCCGTGATCCCGCCAGGGGCAGAGGAAGGGAAGCCGCCCTCATCCCCTTTGTAATGTTCACCGTGGGCGGTCTTGAGATAGAAGCCGAAGCCGAGGAAAACGGCATAGAGGGTGATGGCGTAAATGATGGTTCGTTTCATAACAGTATCCTTTTCAGCATGCCGATCAGAAAGCACAGGCCAATAAAGGCGATGAGCAGCGCCCAGCGCCGGATCAGCGGGAAAGACGGCAAAATGGTCATGGCGAAACCCTCAAAATCCGATTGATGAGGAAGCCGCAGGCGACAAGAAACGCGATCCCGGCAAAAGGAGCGGCGAGTTGCAAAAATTCCTCAAAGAGAATAGCGGCGTCAAAACCTTGTGGTAACTGGATCATGGCCCATCCTCGCCAAATTCTTCCCGCAGGTATTCGCGTAACATTTCTGTTTGTTCGGCTTCATCTTCTTCGGTGAGGCCGCATTCGTTGCGACGCACCCTTGACCATTCACCACATTCATTTTCTTCCCAGTCTGTTATCCACATAGCTCAGTCCCATTTGATATGTGAGGCGACGACAAAAGCGATTGCACACAGAGCGCCCAGGCCGAACGACATGATATCTCCGAGTTGAACGGTGATATCCTGCAGGATGATGGTTAGTTCGGCGGCGGTCATCCCAGGTTCCCTATTCTTCGGATAATGGAGAAAACGTAGCTGGTAACCAGGCCAGCAATCCAGCCGATTAGGACCAGCCCGAGCCCCATACCGTAAGCAGAAAGATTTAAGGTCATCTCCAACCCCTTTCAGCAGCATCAGCACTTTTTCGAATATACCGACGATAAAGAGCCATGTTGTAATCAGATTCAACAGAACCGTAGCCATGAGAAATTGCGGAATCTTTGGCGAGTTTTGCACGTTCAAGGTATTTTTCAGAAGAACGGCGATCCATAACACCATTTAGAACGTAAATAATGTGATCAATACCCATGGCAATGAATCCGATAACGACCATTCCAATGATGGCGGTAGTTAAATCATTGATAAGACCGCCAGTCAGTTGGGAAACTGCATTGAAAATGATTTGTATTGCGCTCATAATGATTCAACCGGGAGATGAAGGGGGAGGAAAAACCCTCCCCTGTTTTGATCTGGATTAACGGACGCCAGATTTGCGGATATACCGGTAGCCAAGGAACAACAGACCAACCCCAATGAATGCAGTCAAAAGGGTGGTTACGTTGGTGGCGAGGGCGGTAACATCAGCAGCGGTGAACAGTGCATCAAAAGGTCCGGCGGGTGGTGTCATGTGATCCTCTTGGTAAAAGTTGAAAGTTCAGGGGAAGAAAAATCTTCCCCTGTTTTGATCCGGATTAACGGACGCCAGATTTGCGGATATACCGGTAGCCAAGGAACAACAGACCAACCCCAATGAATGCAGTCAAAAGAGTGGTTACGTTGGTGGCGAGGGTGGATACATCAGCAGCGGTGAACAGAGCAGCCATGGTTTTCTCCTTATGGTTGCGGGTTTGAGCCTTGCTTTACCTGCCGATGGTCCGCATCAGCATGACAAGGCCGAAGATAATGAGGGCCAAGCCTAGAATACCGCCCACGGCGGTAACCATATCGGTTTGAACCCCATCGAAAAAAGTGGAACTGATCAACGGTGTCCAGGTCATTGCTCAGTGCCTCCAATGGGGATTTTTTGTGTACTTCAAAAAGGGCGGGCACCCCGAAACCCGCCCTTTATCAAAACCCCCGCCCTTGTGGCCGACCGGCACCGGCAGACGCCGGAAGCCGATCGGACCCCCAGGGCTCGGAGGAAAAGCCGAGATCATTGCACCAACCAAAGGTCGTGCGTGTAGCGCCGTTGTTTGGTGATGTTGCCGGTCTGTTTGTCGATGGTATCCGCCAGGTATGAGCGGCAAAGCACGTTCGTTTTGATGTCGACCATTTCGCCTTTATTGCCGAATTTGACTTTGGAAATGACCAGCCATTGCGGCGGATGTGAAAATTCGTCAGCAGCACGGCCTTTGATGAGGGTGTGAATGATAGGGAAATTGTCCTGCTTGCTGACTGCTACCTGTTCAGTTGATTCAATACGGCCGGAGATAGGGAATAAGGGGGTGGTGTTGACGGGTGGGGTGTTTTTTTCGGTGGTCATGATTTGCCTCGTTTTTCTTTGTTTTCGGGTTGCGGGTTCGTGTATAGGTTAATGAATGGTGGAGATTTCCGGCCTGGATTGCTGCCGGGTGAGCTTGATGGAATAGAAACAGGTGAAGCACTGCAAAAAGGTTTCGTGTTCCCCTTCAGGGGTTATCCGCACGGCTATATCAAAAGGCCGATTGCAACGACTGCACAGCATGTCGGAGACGTCAGCGATTTTGGAAGGGTGGGCTTGTTTCATGATTCACAGAAGTCTTTTTGTTGATCAGGAAGAGAAAAAACTCGTTGTTGATGCTTGACTTCGCAGGCTGGACACAGGCCGAAGGATGGAAACAGGCGATCCATCGGAGTTTCCTGGCCACAGTCGGCGCATAGAATGAAGCTGGTTGGTTTCATGATTCATTTTCCTGATGTGTGGGTTGCAAAGAAAATTTCTTTGGAAGCGACAGGGCTTTCCTGAGACCGTGAACACAATAAGCAAGACCTTGAATGTAGTGCTCATGTGTAATTGCACGTAATTTCCAATCGGAAATTTCTTTTTTATCACGAAGTTGCTGAATAAAACTTGTTCCAGAAAAAACAGACTGCTCCCATTCCGCAATTAAGCTGTGAAGGCAATCCAGTTCATGTTTAGTAGTTTGGTGTTGAATGAATTTGGTGTGCATTTTCGGGAAAAGAATGATGTGAAAACGAAGTAACAAGCCAAGGAGCTGGCAATAAAGCAGGAAGCCAACGCCTAAGAAGATGATGAAGAGGCCGAAAAGGTAAAAGGTGTCGAGTAGGGTCATGTATAATTACCGGAGCGAAATCGATTATTCTAAATTTATCCGTTATCAGATTATTATATGGAGAATCAGATAATGTCAACAGAAAAATATCCGCGTTCAGATTGTGATATCGGAAAAAGACTCTTGTCCTACAGGAAAGAAAAAGGGAAAAACGGGACAGATTTCGCTAATCTAATAGGGATATCACAAGGTTCGTTGTCCGATATAGAACGAGGAAAGACGAAACCATCAGCGAAAGCCCTGATAGGATTAATTCAAAAAACTGATATAGATATCGGGTGGTTGTTAACAGGAGAGACGGCAAAGGGAATAAACGAAAGCGTAGAAATCAACCCTTTGCTTGTCGAAGTGAACGAATGGCTAAACGAAGGCGAAAAGCACAAGAGCGCCGAATTCAGAACTTTATTTCAGCAGCAAATGATAAGGGCGTTTTTTGATTATGAAGATTGGAAGAGAAAAAGAGATCAAGAAAAAGGTGGTGAACCTGGAAACTCTATCCAAAAAGTAGCATAATAACTTTCAAATAAAAATAAGTTATATTAATAATTTATCTCAAAAGCATAAAAACTAACACGGTGCAAAAAATTCGACGATTAAAAAAGGAGAAAATAGTGGCACGAAAAAGCGATTTTGAAAGTTTCGTAGATGTAATGTCAAAAATACCGTGGTGGTTAAATATAATCTTAGCGATTATTGCCTACAGTATTCTTCATAGCATTGCCATGACGTTCCACGATCCGGCACCTAAGTTAGAAATAGGCCAATTGGGACAGTATACAGCAGATAAAATGAAAGGAAGCCTTGCTTTATTTGGTCAAATTATCATTCCTTTCGGTTTTATACTTGCCGGTCTGGCTGGACTGATTAAAAAATTTAAAAGAACAGGACAATACAAAGAACTTATCTTTTACATAATAATAAACATTCTTTTTTTTGGTTCGGTAATATCGAAAGAAGGTAGCATGTTAAATGCTATAACAAAAAGAATGCAAGATGATAGAAAACCTCAAATTGTACAAAATCAAATTTCTGTAGAAAAACATACAAACGAATCAGGAAATGAATTGAAAGTTCAACAGGTAATTGTAAAAAAAGTGGAAGAAAAACAAAGCGGAAAACAACAAAACCAGAAAATGGCAATTTACAGTTGGATCAATGATAAAGGACAAAAAGAATATTCAAACATAGGATTTCCGAAGGATGGAAAATACACAGATGGAAAGATTGAAATGCAATAGCATGTCCCGCAAGTGTCCCGGCACACCCCCGAAGCCCCGTAAATAGACCCCGGTACACGGTTCAACTCCCGCCGCCTCCACCATTTTTTAGTATTAATTTCGATAGGATACGATTCTGGCGGGATGCTTTTCAGTGTCCCGCTCGTGTCCCGTACTGGTTAGGGTATAAACCTCGATTGCATCCTGGCTGTTCCGCTGGAAATACCGTTCAAACGCTTTATTCGTGCTGTGCATGGTCCCCGCCTTGATTTGTTCCGGAGATAGGAATTCTTTCAAGGCAGTGGCCGAGCTGTGCCGAGTCCCGCCGTATAAATCAACACCCTCGATGCCTAAATTTTCACAGGCTTTTTTCCACCATTTATAGAGATATTTCTCACCGAAAGGTTGCCCAGGGCGACAACCGGAAACGCCTTTGACGTGTCGGAAGAAAGGCAAAGTCGGAAGGCCAACAGGTAAAGAATCGACAAAAAGTCGATCAGCGTCAAGCATGGGAACAATTTTTTCCCGGCCTTCCTTGGTATGGCGGACAATGAAAGCGCGAAGCCTGGTATTAACGTCCTGTTCCTGCATTTTAAGCATTTCGCCGGGGCGAATGGCAATATAGGTACAAAGCCATTTGATACCCAACCAGATACGGGGGTTCAAATGGTAGCTGATGCAATGCAATTCATCAAGAATGGCAATTTGGGTATCTTTGTCGATAATTTTGCGATAACCGAGATTGAACTTGATTACAGGAAATTCGGGAAACTGAGCGGAGGTAATAACTTGCCGATGAAGAAGCCACTTCCAAAAGGTGTGAAGGCAGGAACGAATATTTGATTTTGTTTTATTGCTGACCTTACGAGAATAAAGAAAATCCTCAATGTCAGCAAAAGTAATTTCTTTAACGTTTCGTTTCGGCCAAAAAGACATAGCCGAAAGCATGAAGCGTTCAAGGCTATCGAAAGATGAAGGCTTGATTTCTTGTTTTTTGACTGACAACCATTGTTCGGCAAGGGTGACAAAGCCAAGAGGATTTCCGGCCTGGTAATCGCGATGGTCAAACGTTCCCCGATCCGTTTCATATCGCAACCCGATTAAAAACCTTTCCGCAGCCTCGAACGTTGAAAAACGACGCCGAACCTTGCGGCCAAAACGGACAACAAAATCAGCATGCGCTCGCTGATCTGGATGGTTTGGGCAGAGCAAACCACCGGCTTTGATGCCGTACTGAAAGCTCGAGCCGCAAAGAGCACACTTCTGATATGAATAAATACCGCCACGCATACAAAGAGCGATAGCGGAATTTTTCGGAAGTGTCAATCGTTGGCCTCGATAGGTCAAAAACCCGGAAGACGCTGTTGCCGGTTATCGGTGGGCGGTTCCTGCTCGCGGATCGCGGCGGCGGCCTGCATGCGGCGGGCTCGTTCCTTCACTTCCGGCATGTATTCAGCGCCGAGGGGCTTATTGCCCATCAGGCCGCGCCGGGGTGTTTTAAAGATGGAGGGCTTCATTGTTAATGAAATTGAGATGAAACGGTTGCTGATGGAAAGTTTTCTATCAAAAATAACTGCGCAGCATTAAAGGCAGATTCAAGTTCATCGAACGCTTCAATATAAATTGGGTCACTTTCATCAAGATTCAGAAGGATAACCCTGTCGGCTTCCTTAAGAGCCTTGAGCATTCTTGAAACAACCATCCCTCTCTTGATACAAAATTGAATTTTTTCGTCTTTCATCATTCACCCCGCTAGCGTGGACCTGAATTCATTCCGTTTGGTAATCATCCGTTCCCGGAACACCTGTTCATCTTCAAAAAATCGGTGTAAATCTTCTTCGATCATCTCTTTGCAGAGATGCACTATCTTGTCGATGTCGTCGGGCTCCACTTCGAGGGAAGCACAAACCGACATAAGGCAGCCACGGGCCATACTGCGAAGTTGGGTTACGTCCTGGTGCTTAACGGGGTGGGTGCGGACGTAGCCGAAGACGCCGGACCAGACCACAGCCTGGACCTTCCGCCAGAACTCGGAAATTTTGGATTTCGATTGATTATGATTCCGGTTTACCGGGTTCTGAGTATGGCGGGTCCATTCCGTAGTGAGATATTGCCAGAGGGAACGCAAGGCTTTCACAAGGTCGGAAACGGTGTCAATGCGTTCTTCCTCAGAGGCGGCAAACTCGCGGAGCTTGGGCCGGCGAACCTGGTATTCAACACGGGTCACAGACTGTTCGTCGTATTGTTTGACGCCCCATATTTCGGCAAAGATTTGTTGTTTATTGGTGGCTCTCGAGCGTTTGAGTTCGGTTACCTTGTCGTAAACCCGCAGCATCAAATTGCCCTTGCCCAAGTCCACGCCGGTAAACTTGCGGTGGGTATAGTGGGGGTTGAAGTCCAGGTCATCCTCTGATTCAGGTTCTGGCTCGCCCTTGTAAAACGGTATCTTGTCATGAGGATTAAACAGGGTGGCCTTGACGATCCATTTATCCTGATTGCAGAGGTCAACGGCTTTAATGTCGGTGCCGATGAAGTCGGCGGCCAGATGAACCTCGGAGACCCGTTCTTTTACAATCTTCGCGCCATACCCGGCAAGGAAGGCGTTGACTCGCTCATAAATCGAGAAGAATCCCGGCGACCAGCAGGAAAGTGAACCTATCTCCAAACGGCAGTTGGGCATTTTGTGATCTGATTTTCTTTTGCTGAACATCAGGGTGACGTCACCGGATTTAATCCGGAACGCAAATTTTGAAGTGCCGGTCCGGTAGAGGTTCCAGTCAAAGCCGTTTTCCTTAAACACCGGGATGCAATCCCGTTCCGTTTCCTGGACCTGTTTTTTCATGAAATCGAGAATCCCGCAAAAATTTTGAATCTGCGGATTCCATTCAAGCCAAAAAGACACTTTCAAAAAATCAAGGCCACGACAAACCCGGTAGGGGGAAGCCTGTACTACTGGCGAAGCACTTGTTAATCGGGCTTGTGATTCGGGGGCAGCGGCCGACCTTTCCGGATGAACCACGATCCGCCGGGCGTCCTTGTGCAAAAAGAGCGGATACCGGTGGTTATAACGGTGATCAGCAAGCGGAAGAGAAGACAAGGGCGGAAT